TGACTCGAAACCGGCAATGACCTTCCGGGCGGTCAGAACATCAATGTCGGCTTGCTCCGCGATGTTCCTTGGCCCCGAGCCGTACACGTAAGCGAAGTTCACCATTTTGCCGATCTTGCGGTCCACCCCCGAAACATCGGCGGTCATCTGATGCAAGTCCTGGTCGGTTTGGAAAGCCCGGATCATCGTCTGATCCCCCGATAGTGCGGCCAGCACCCGCAACTCTTGGGTTTGGTAGTCCACCGACGCTATAAGGTGACCTTCGTCAGCAACGAAGCAGCGCCGGATCAACCAGTCGCCAGCCGGCAGCGTTTGTGCCGGTATCCCGGTTATCGACATCCTCGCTGTCCGGGCACGTAACGGGTTGATTGATGCGTGGCAGCGGCCTTCCGCATCCACACCAGCCAAAAACCCATCCACCCATGTTGTCCTCCACTTCCGCGCTTTCTTAGCCTCAAACACCGCCTCAGCGAACTCGTCACCCGAAGCCACCAAACGCTCCAACAACACCTTGTCCACCTTGCGGTTCCCTGTCGGGGTGAACTCAGTGAACGTGTGGCCCCTGGACTGGAAAGTGTCAGCCAACTGCTCAGGTGAGAAAATGTTTTCGCACCCAAACTGGCGCGCTTTCCATGCATAGGCTTCCTCTGTGTCCCTGAAGGTTTCGGACAACTCTTTGGTGTACTCGACATCGAGGAGGAACCCACGGCGTTCGATGTACGAACACACTTCGGCGAGTTTGCGTTCCTGCTCGATGAGTGGGCGGGACTCTTTCGGGACCAGCGGGGCCAGCTTGCGGTACAGGCGGTAAGCCAAAACAGGGTCCATCCCGGCGTACAGTTCGTACTGCGGGTCATCCAACGGCACCACCCGCCAAATGTGTTGTTTCGTTGTTTTGTGTTGCAGCCGCAACACATTCATCAACCCCTTGACCTCATCGGCCACCGCAGGGTCGATGTAGTGCCGTGTTAAGTCCTCCAAAGACAAACCAGGACCGCCCTCCGACACCCCGCGAGGGTCCACCAGATGCGCCAGGATGCGGGTGTCCGCAACCTTCGGCCACAACTCCTCCATAGGAACCCCGACGCACCTGTCGAACACCTGAAGGTCAAAAGCGGCGTTCTGCAACACCATCCCGTCGATGTGCTTCAGAACGGTTCTTGCGGCGTGACGAAACGCCCCACCCTTGTCTACGGGTATTACCCACGCTTCGTCGGCTGTGCCGAACTGCACCAGCCGGCACCGGAAGTCATCGGAGTAGATGCGGAGGTCGGTGGTTTCGGAGTCCACACCGAGAACTTTGTGTTGCCGGGTGAAGTCGAGGAACGGCTGCAAATCCTCTGTTGTTTCAACCACGTTGATGACAACTGGGGTTTCGTCCACTAGCCGCTTATGCTGCTTCACTTGTGATAAACACCCCTGACTATTCTTGATACGGTTGCCGAATTAATGTCGTAGCAGTCAGCTATCTCGCGCTGCGTCAGATCCGATGTGCGGGCAAGGTTGCGGATCTCTTTGACCTCACGGTCAGTCAACTTCTTCTGATTATTGGGCTCCTGCAACACATCCAGTTGCTTGCGGAGTTCGTCGCGTTCTTTGATGAGTGCGTCGATTTCTTTCATCACAGCCAGCAGCGTGTTCACAAACGGTGTCCTTTCGTCGGGGGGTTAGGAGGGGCACCCAGATGGTGCCCCTCCCTACTGTCAAGTCCCGGTCAGAAGAAAATCGGGCGTGACTCGTCCCCACGCGGCGGGAAAAACCCCTTATACGGCTTCCCTGCCTTGGACACCCCGGAGCGGAACTGCCAGCCAGGGGGGCAGTCGGGTGCGTCTGCCGGCGGCTCCTGCGCCTGCTGAGGAACAGACTTCGCGGGTGCCAAACCCCCACCGGAACCCCCGGAGAAATGCTGGGCTGCGGACTTCACCTTGCCCATCAACTCCGACAACAACGCCGCGTTGTCCCCCGTCAACTGCTCGTAAGCATCGGGGATGTCTGATGCGTGAATGACGATCCACGGCGCGTCAAACCCGGCTCCACCCTTCAGGGTGATGGTGATTTTCCCCTCAGCACTGCTCACGGGCCGTTCCTCCTTCTTGTCTTCGACGTTGCTGTCTGCGAACACGTCTGCGAACACATCAACGGTCAATTCAATTTCCTACTTTCATTTTGTGTTTAGGCCGCACTGGTTGTGTGGCCGGGTTTAACGCACCGGGCATGAACCCGAAGCGCAGTCCTCGTCAATGCCGTCGCTGACCTGCTTGGCGACAGCACTCTCGTATTCCCAGCGAGACAACCGCTCGTAAGGGCTCTGAGGCATGGATGCCTCCGGAAATATGGTGCAGCCTTTTAGCCTTCCGGCGAACTGCCGCAACTGCTCCTCAACATGATCCGAACTGTATTGCTGCGGATCAACATTGGCTGTGAAGCTGACAGCGTTGTCAGCCCAATACGCCTGATACAACGCCTGGAATCGCAGCATGTCATGAAGCGGCAGATCACTGGCAGCCTCAACGATGCTTTCGCCTTCATCCCCGAACCTGTCAGTGACAGCCTGAACAAGCGTGTCCTTTGTGGGGATGGAGATGACAGCGGTGTTGGCTGCGTACTGGCAGTCCTCAACCTCGAACCCGTCAGCCTCGTACTGCTTCAGCATCATCACCTGATCGGGGTCCACCTTCGACAACCGCACCCTGCGGATGAAATACTTCGCAAAGATGGGGTGGACTCCCTCAGACACACCAGGCATTTTGGCGATAGTGCCTGTCGGTGCGATGGTGCGCTTCTTGACCGGCACAGGGATTCGGAGTTCGTGGCAGAACGCCGAAGCCGAGTAATCCACCGTTGTTGCAAGCTGATTCAGCAGAGCTTGGAACTCCCGGCTGTCCGGCGCTTTGGAATACTTCAACCCCGACATAGCCAGGAATGAGGCAACCCCGAAGTGCCCGACACCGATGCGCCGGTTGCGGTCCAGAACCTCACGGGATTTCGGGTCACCCACAGCGGAGAAGGTGGCCCGGATGAGAAACCGGGTCATCAACTGGTGCGCCTTGTCCATCCCAAAGGTGTCCACCCTGCCGTGTTCGTCCACGAACCCGGCCAGGTTGACGTGCCCAAGGTTGCACGGCTCCCACGGCTCCAACGTGATTTCCCCGCAAGGATTAGTACACACAACCTCGTTGGGTTCACCGACGTTGGATAGGGCGCTGTCCCAGAAGCCTGGTTCACCGTTGTTCACCATTCCCCGCGATAGGGCTTTCAGTACGCGGGCGGCGAGCCACGCAGGCCCTTGCTTGGCCTGGTACCAGAACTTGTCATCAACCTCAACGGAGATGTTGGTTGTCCAGTGCGACAGGCTTTCCTGCTTGATGTCGATGAACTTTTCGATCTGGGGGTCAGCCCAGTGCATCATTGCCATGCGTGCGGATCGGCGCACACCGCCGGCAACCACACACTGTGCGATAGCATGGTCGATTTCCATAGCGGAGATACCGTCAAGCATTTCGAGGTCCACCGCCAACCGGTTGAACACCTGCGAAACATCAATCAGCATTTTCGCCAACGGCAAAGGGCCGGACGCCCTACCGCCGAAGGTTTTCAGCTTGGAGCCTGCGGAGCGCACACGGGACACGTCGTACACCCGGTTGCGGTGTTCAACAACAGGGTTGTAGTGGGTGTCGATCAGATCGACTAAGGCGGCAGCCCACCCCTCGCGGGAGTCCTCAATCTTGAACGCCCCGAACCAGTCCGGATCATACGTTTCGGACAGCACCCCGGCAGCCTTCATATCGTCATAGTCCGCATGTTCCGGGTCGCAAACGATTTCGACCTTGAGTGCCTGCTTCACCAACGGGTACTGGGACAGATACTTGTTGCTGTAGTTGGCACCTACCCCGCCGCCCTCCATCAACCGCATGAAGGTGAACTCGAAGTGATCGGCGGGCTCATCAGTCCACCCGGCAACCCAGCAGTTGAACAGGTGTTCAGCGTTCTTCACACCGGATGCCCACAAGTGCCGGCCAGCGGGGAGGATCTTGAAGTCGAGCATCATGTCGATCAACTGCTGGCGTTCATCCTCAAGTTGGTAACGCTTGTCAACCAGGGCGAGGTTGCCGTCTACTACCCGTTCGACGGTTTGCGGCCAGGTTTCTTTTGTGCCGTCTGGGAGGGTTCTGCTGTAGGTGCGTTCGTAAACGAGTTGCCCTGTGGGTCCAAAGTTAGTCATGCAATCTCTTTCATCATCATGTAGGTGCCACCGCAGTACATTTGGAGGTCATCGAGAGGCCAGTTGTTAACCAGCATTGGTTTCTCATGGGGGAACAGATCGGGGAAGATCAGTGAGCGGTAAAGCTCCGATCTGCCCATCCCGTTGAATACAGGATCAATGATATTCATTGTCCTCCTCCGGTTCCCTAATGTCCAGTTGTTTAGCTTTTCTGTGGTCTTCGAGGATCAGGTCGATGTTGTTGAGCCCGGTTTGCGGGTCGATGTATTCGTTCACCGTCCACTAGCCCTGGCCTGGTTTTGCAGCCGTTGCACAGCTTCGCTGCTGTCGTCGTCCCAATCGGTTTTCGATATCTGTCGGGCTTTCGCTGCACTGATTTTTGTGCGGCTCCCTGGGCCGGCGTGGGGCTGGTTTTTGAAGGAACGGTTCATTTCCGTTGTCAGAGCTTCTACCGCCCTTTCTGCACGCTTTCTCTCTGCGTCAACCGCCGAAACATTTTCGCCCTGAACATACTTTCGGTGAATAATTTCGGCGTACTGCGGGGCTGTCTCCTGTAAGCGATCCATCCCAGTAAGCAAGTCGCCCGATGTGGCTGTTCTTCCCAATTTCGCGTCTTTGAAGGTTTGCTTCTCAAGGAGCTTCTTGACCTCGTTGACCGAGTACCGGAAGTTCCCCGAGAAAACCTCGTAGTCCAGCCGCTCTTTAGACGCAATCTTGTGACCGATAGCGATGATTGCGTTCAGACGATCTTTTGCCTCGAAATCGTCCAGCAACTTATCGACAGATCCGGGGCTCTCCAACAAATTGATGTAAATGTCCTGTTGAAGATCGTCTTCATCAACCACCGTGGGCCACTGATAAGCCACAGTCTTAGCGGCTTTACCGATCAGATCAGCCAACTCGTCAATCCTGCTGTTCCCTACTGTCAAGTCAGACCTCCCATGTTTGACCATCAACTGTGAATCTTCCTTTCGTGATCGGAACCAACTCCGGTTTAACATGCCCACCATCAACAGTGAGCAGGGCGAACCCCATCTGCCAGTCACCCGTCCCACCCTTCAAATACTGGGCGAGTTTCTGGTTCATCAAATGACCAACCTCAACACCTGTGATCTGCCGGGTGATGTTCCCGGCGAAACCATTCGTCTTCGAACACACACCCATCCTGTGCGTGTGACCCATCACCACACTTGTTGAGAACTTCACCGCCGCGTTCAACGCGGTGTTGCCGGCAACCCTGGACAAGCTGATCTGGCC